TTGTACAAACATTTAAAGCTAGTGATAGTGGAAAACTTAAAAAGGTTTTTATGCCTGTTCCATATAATCTAGGTTTTGAATTAAATATTCTTACGAAATTGCAAGATGATTCTCTTCAAATATTGGAACAAATATTACCATTCTTTCAACCTGGTTTTACTCTAACAATAGATTTAGTAGATCAGATTGGTGAGAAGAGAGATGTTCCTATGGTTCTTGAGAACATTGCATTTACTGACGATTATGAAGGTAATTTTGAAACCAGAAGAGCATTAATATATACTTTAAGCTTTACTGCTAAAACATATATGTTTGGTCCTATTGCAGATTCTACAGATGGACTTATTCGTAAGGTTCAGATTGATTACTATTCTGATAGTAATACAAGAACTGCAAAACGTGAGCAAAGATATACTGTAAAAGCAGCAGCGAAAAAAGATTATAATGAAGATACAGTAATTGATCAGTATGATGATCCATTAATCCCACCAGGTGACGATTTTGGATTCACAGAAACTTCGACTTTCTTTGGTGATGGTAAAGAATTTAGTCCAACAAGAAAGGTAGATCTCTAAATGGCAAACAAATCAGGGGATAGTTCGTTACACGATTGGTTTAATAAATCTAAGTCTTCTGATGGTAAGAAGGGTTGGGTTCAATTAGGTGGTAAGTATGCTGGCAAACCTTGTGCCAAGCAAGAAGGTCAAAAGACCAAACCTAAGTGCGGTTCCAGTAAAATGAAACGCAATCTAAATAAAAAAGAAGAAGAAGCGGCTTTTAGACGTAAAAATAGACAAGACCCTAATCCAAATCGTAAAGGAAAGGCAAAGAACGTGGCTACAGAAGAAACTATCGATCAACTGTTTAGAAAAACATTTAAAGAGAAGTGTTGGGATGGTTATACTCAAAAAGGAATGAAAAAGAAAGGAAAGAGAGTAGTTCCTAATTGCGTCAAGGAAGAAGATGCTGTAGTTGAAGAAGGTAAGAAGGATGCTTGTTATAAGAAAGTAAAATCAAGGTATTCTGTTTGGCCAAGTGCTTATGCTTCTGGTGCTCTTGTTAAGTGCCGTAAAGTAGGTGCTGCTAATTGGGGCAATAAGAAAGAAAGTTATTCATGGAGAGATGATTTTGAATTTGTTAATGAAGGTGCTGCTTGGACAAAGAAATCAGGCAAAAATGAAAAGGGTGGTTTAAATGAAAAAGGAAGAAAAAGTTACGAAAGAGAGAATCCAGGCAGTGACCTTAAAGCTCCTTCAAAGAAACCTGGCAACAAGCGTAGAGCGTCTTTTTGTGCGAGGATGAAAGGTATGAAGAAGAAACTTACTTCTAAGAAAACCGCAAGAGATCCAGATTCAAGAATTAATAAATCATTAAGAGCTTGGGATTGTTAATCATGAAAGATAATTATGACGAGTTGAATGAAACCTTTAACACTGAAATAGAAGTTCAGAATGTTAATGAAGGTGGTTGTGTCCGAAGAAAGGATACAATGACTGATATTACTGATGATATTGATAAGGATTATAAGTATACTCGTGCTAATTTATATTCATTAATAGAGAAAGGTCAGGAAGCACTTAATGGTATTTTAGAACTTGCTGGTGAAAGTGCGAGTCCAAGAGCATATGAAGTTGCTGGACAAATTATTAAGTCGGTTGGTGATACAACAGATAAGTTAGCAGATTTACAGAAGAAAGTTAAAGAGTTAGATGAGGATTCTGTAAAAGCACCAAGTAATGTTACGAATAATGCTCTGTTTGTTGGTTCAACTAGTGAATTATCAAAAATGCTAAAAGACGGAGTTCTAAATAATAATAACGCCAAATAACTTGTTCAATGGACAATATTAGAGTAAAGGAAGATTCTCTCAATAATTGGAGAGCTGGATTTGAAATAGAAGAAGGAAAGAAAAAAGGTCTTGACGGTAAAGCATGTTGGGATGGATACAAGCTTGCTGGAACTAAAAAGAAAGGTGGTAAGACTGTTGATAATTGTGTGAAAGAAGATCAAGTTGATGAAGGAGTAAAAACTGCAATTGGTCTTGGACTTCTTGCAGCACCATACTTGGCGAAGAAGTTTTTAAAACCAAAAGTTGATGATGCTCTTGAAAAAGGTAGAAATACAAAAATAGGTGGAAATACAAGAAGTGGT